TCAGCTGCTCGGCTTTGCGGGCTCGAAAAGGCCGGCTTGGCGGGCGTCCGCAATCTTGGCACGAACGCGGGCGATCAGCTTGCGCACGCCGCGTTCGGTCATCCTGTACTTCATGGCCAGCTCGGGCGGCGTGGCGCCCTTGGCCCAGTCGTCGTAGATCGACAGCTCGACCTTGGCAAGTCGCCAGAAGTAGTCCTTGGGGAACGTGATGTTCTGGCCGCCCCAGTGATCGGCCAGGCGGTCGGCCACAGCGTTGGAGGCGACTGACGCCAGCTCTTCCGGGATGTCGTGGTCGCGCAGGACGCGCCGCGCGATGTCGACCAGGTCGGTGAGCAACTCGTTGCGCCGCTGGGACATGCTGGTGTGCTCGTTAGCCACGGGCGGTCTCCCTCTGCAGGCGCGCCAGCATCTGGGCTGCGACGGTCTTGGTGAGCTTCGGTGAACCGAACCAGGCCTTGGAGATCTCATCGAGCTGCGCCAGCGGCACCAGGCCGAGTTCGAAAGCCTTGCTGGCCAGCGGCCGTAGCTTCGCGGCGTCGCGATCGAGCCAGCGCTTGAGCTTCTCGATCGTCTGACGCTTCTGTGCGGTCGAGAGCCACTGAAGGGCCTCGACACGCGTCTCGCGCTTGATCCAGTTGGCCAGCGCCGCCTCGCTTGAATCTGTGACGTATTCAAGCTCGTGAAGTTCGAGCCAGAGCCCGCGGATCATCTTCGACTGATCGTCATCCGCACGGGGCCGCGCGCCACGCTGGCCGCGCCAGCCACAGCGGCGCATGTGCTCGAGCAGGCGCTTGCGCCCGGTGAAATCCAGGTCGGCGCTGGACTTCACGCGGCACACGCTCCAGAGGATCGAACGATAGAACTCGTCATCCCAGCCGAGATCCTTCTTGGCGAGATGGATCTTGGCCAGGTCGACGCGACGTCCGCCTTCCTGGTCGACAACGCTCTTGCTCATGGCTGTGGCCCCTCATCTGCGTCGACGTCGACGCATGGCTTGCGCTTCGGGCCGAACATGCGCTCGCGCTCCTTGCGAATGAACTCAACGTTCTTGGCGATCTCGGGCTTCGTGAAGGCACGCGACAGCAGCTTTGGCTCGGGTCGCTCGGGCACGCACTCCAGCAATCGGCTCGGTGACGGCCAGCGGTCGACCACGAGCTGCAGACGCGAGAACGCTTCGGCGATGCGAGCAGGCGTCGAAGCCTCATCCCAGGCCCTGGCCTTCCATAGCAGCTCGATCCACACGTTGGCGGTGAGCACGACGGTCTCGGCCGATGGCGTGCCATCCAAGCCGAGGACGTGCATGCGCTGAAGACCATCAACGATCGCGTCGTTGAACCAGGCCGGCACGACTTGGCGCGCGTCAACCACGTCTCATCCCCTGCAAGGCGACCAGCGCCTGGCCAGCCTTGCTGCGCGGCGCGCGCGCAGTGCTGCGTTCGTTCTCCGCAGATGCCATCGGCGAGGCCTCCAGACGGGCCGTCGTGCTCTCCAGCACCCTTCGGAGGTAGTTGTGCCCGCCGAGAGGCTTCCAAGCGCCCTGAGCACGTTTCTCGGTCATCGCCGTGACCGTCTCGTCGAGCGCGACCTGCAGCTGCCGCTGGTCGATCGACAGCTCGAGCACCTCGCGCGCCAGGCGCAAGGCTCGATCCCAGCCGAGCTGCGTCTTCGTGGCGCGGAAGAACCCGAGATAGCTGGCCAGCGGCCGCGCGATTGCGCTGTCGAGCCCGGCCAGCAGCGCGAGCAGCTCGCGACCGGCTTCATCCTGGAGCGCCGCTTCGAGCGGGAAGCGGACGTGACAGCAAGGGCAGGTCAGCTGCATTCAGAACAGCTCCGCCGTCTGGTCATCGAGCTCGGCCTCTTTTGCGCGCAGGCCAAGGTCGAGCAAGTGCTCGACCAGGTACACCAGGTCATCGGCACTGCGCATGTCCAGGTCGCCGCGATCCGCGATCTGCTCGATGCGTTGACGCGTCTCGAAAGAGAGCGCGGGCACGAGCATGACGGGGTCGAGCGGCATGCGAACTTCGCCGGGGTCGGCTGGGCTGGTGGGTTGATAGTCCCGACGCACATCGGCAACCCTTGCACCGGTGATCGTGGCGTAGGCTTCCGTCAGCAGTTCGAACGCCTGCGTTGCCTCGCCCATGTAGTAGCCGATGCCAGCGTGCTCACGAATGCGGCGCAGCGCATGCTCGATTGCACGGCGCGCCTGTAGGATGGCTGGCTGGCTTTCCATCTGAGTCTTCTCGGTCCGGTTCATCTGGGTCACTCCCATCGCCCGACGATGACGCAGCTGAAGACGCCTGACAGAGCCGCGAGTCGTCGGTATTTCTCTTCGGTCGAGTGGCCGTCCCAGGACTTGGTGTACGCCGGCAGGCCATTGAACAAGTGCGCCTGCGAGTCGTGGAAATGCCACGACGCCTGCCCGGTCGGAAGATCGATCAGAACGCAGCCATGCCACTCAGGCGACCAGCCCTCGATCGCGGTGCGCGCGACGCCGGAAGGGAAGCATTTCGCGAGTGCCGCGACAACCTGATTGCGCTCGAGGTAGGCCGCGTCCTTGCGCGCTTCCATCTCTGCGAGCTGCTGCTCGACGCCTCGCCGCGTCTCCGCCCACTTGAAGTGGTTCCTGGCGTAGACGATCCATAGCGCGGCGTTCAGAGGAAGAAAGCCCCAGGCACCGCTCACCACGATCCAGACGAGCCAGAGCGCCTGGTTGACCAGGCCGACGGCCCACGCGTGACGATGGTTGTTGCCCGCGAGGAGGGTCATCCAAATCGTGATGGCCGACATCAGCCAGGGCAGATAGGTCACCAGCATGGCGTTGCCTCAGCGTGCTTGGGTGTTGAGCGCGATCGCTGCGCGCTCGAGCAGCTCGGCCGCGCGACGAAACGACGCCGGCGCTTCGCCCTTCAAGGCCGCGACGGTGTAGGCGCTGCGCAGACTGGTGGCGAAGTCGGAGCACTGCAGCGCAAGCGCTGCGGACTCGCTACCGGCGGCCGCGGCGCGCTCGGCGACGCCGGCCAAGTCGGGCGCGCTGGAGATGCAGCCGTCACCCTTGCAGACGTCGCATTGCACGTCGGTGAAGTGCCGCGAACCAGGCAGCAGCTGGGCGATCTCGCCGGTGCCGTCACAGACCGGGCAATCCTGACCGTCGATGCTCTTGTCGGTGAGGACGCTGCGCAGCTGCTCGAGGTGGGTCAGGTGCTCGGCCAGGTGCTTCTTGCTGCACTTCCAGCGGATCCAGCCTTCCAGCTGATCGCAGGCCTCGCGCAGTGCGGCGTCCTTTTGCTCGATCGCCGTCGCGGCGGTGAGCAGAGCAGCGCGCGCCTCGACGTCGCTCGAGATCGCGGCGATACGCTGCATGTCGGTCGTGGATTGGTGCATGGGCATCAGCCTTCAGTGGAAGCAAAGAGGCGCCACCAGGTGTGCAGCGCCGGGTTCTTGATGGGGAGCGACTCCGCGCGCAGGAACGACTCGCCGAACAGCTGCAGACCGAGCTTCTCGGCGGCGTCCTGAGCGTTCTCACTCGACGCGGCGCAGTGGCCCTGGTAGACGCTGGTGACGAAGCCGTCGCCGGCGCGCTGGACGAAGACGTCGAAGCTCTGCATCACGTGCTCGCCTTCTTCTTGATCACCGCGACCTCTGCGTCGGTGAGACCGAGGTAGTCGGCGCCGTGCTTCTCGACCAGGTCGGGCAACGGCAGCGCGGTCGAGTCGGCAAGAAACGACCGAAAGCGCTCAACCTCACGTGCATCGTTCGGTGTGAGGCCCGTCGCGCGTCGGGCTGCTCGCTCGCGCTGTAGACCCTGGCGCTTCATGTCGCGGACGCTGGCCATCAAGCGCTCCCCGATCGCTCGTGCGCAGGGCCGGGCCCGACGATGACGTCGACCACGCGAGCGCCTGTGGCCTTCTCGACCAGCGTGGACGCAACGCACTTCATGAACTCCTGGAAGACCTGCCAGGCCACCGGCTCAAGCTCGAGCACGGTCTTGCTGATGCTCGCGACGAGCCACGCTCCATCGAGCGTGTCCGCCTTCGCGAAGTAGGCGTTGACGAACTCGCCATCCTCGCGAACCGCGACGCGATACGGGCGAAGGGAATCACTCATCCTTGGCTCCTTCAGATTCGTAGCGGGCGCAGCCGCCGTGGGTCTTCACGCCAGCGGCGAACAGCGTGCAGAGCCGGTCGTACTTCGAAACACCGAAGTTGCTGCAGGCCTTCGTGCAGTGCCTGCAGGTGTCACAGCGCCGCGCTCCCGGCACCTTCGCGATGCCGGTGCGATAGCCGTTGCCGTCGCGCGCCGCGCGTCGAGTCGCTGCTGAGTTCGTAGCCATCAGCGGCCTCCCAGGTCCGCGGAGCCTGCAGCGGCAGCGGCCTTTTTTGCATCGCGTTGAGCCTTCTTCTTGGCCAGGATCTCCTCACGGTGGCGCTCGTAGTACGCGCGAGTGGCGGCACGGCATGCCTCCGGGTCGCTCGCGTACTTGCGCCGCTGATAGGCGGCCTTCTGGCCGCGTTGGCGCACCTTGTTCTGCTGGTCGTACACGCGCTTCCACTCACGGACCTTCTCGCGGTTGCGCTCCAGCCAGGCTTGGCGCGTGGCCATCTTCTCGGGCTGCTGGCGATCTCGCTGGTAGCGCGCTGCGTCCTTGGCACGTCGAACCTGGCGCTCGTATGAGCGCCTGTCGTCAGGGTCGATCTGCCTCACGTCGTCGATGCGCTTGCCGTCGACGACAACGGCCACGGAAGCGCTTTTCGGCAACAGCTCACGCTGCATGCCCAGCAAATGGTCGAAAGGGCCGGCTCGCTTCATGGTTCAGATGGCTTTCAGCGTGTCGGCCACGAGGTCGAGGTAGGCCACAAGCGCTTGCGCCTGGCCACGATTGAGCCTCATGTGCTGCTCGCCCTCTTCGATCAGCAGTTCGCCCGTGTTCAGCAGGCCGCAGGTCAGTTGCGGGCCCGGCACCGGGTCGATGCGGGCGATGGCGCGTCGCCCGCGGCCGTGACCGGTCAACACCCTGGGCTCTGGTGATGTGTCCGGCTCGGGTGCGGGCTGCACAGACGCTCGACCTTCGGCGCTCTGATCGCCACGCTTTGCCAGCCAAGTCTTGAAGCCGCTCGGCGCTTCTGGGCAGCGATGGGTAAGGTCGTAGAGCAGCGGGTGGCCAGCGCAAGGTCTGTGCGATGACGCCACGCCTACGGCGTTGTGAGCCCGCAGCCGCAGCAGCGACTTGTGGACCCGCTCCTCGGTCATCCCGGTTGCGACCGCGATCTGAGCCACCGACATGGGCCCGCGCTCCTGGATCAGGTGCAGGACTTGCGGCCACGTCGAGTCGCTGCGCGGCTTGAGCGTGATGCTCGGTAGCCCGGGTGCCCCGCCCAACGCGAAGACGCTGTTGGGCGCATTGGTCTCGACAGGCGGCGCAGACGATGCGCTGACGATGCGTTGAGTGAGGTCGTTATCCACGGTGCGTTCTCCGCGTCAGGAGGTGATGACTTCCAAGCACCCGCGCCACGACCGAATCAGAGAGATCGACGCGTCACCGTCGTCGTTCGTCCGCAGCCCGTGTTCGCGCATCGTCAGCGCGCCAGAGATGTGGACATAGCTCCCGCCGAAGTGGCTTCCGTTCCACCATGACCAGCCAGCGATGCCGCTCGGGCTCGTGACCTGGTAGACCCCAGGCCGATCAGCCAAGGGCGGCGTCGCGCGCGGCAGCCATGCCGTGAAGGCCGCCGCGGCCGTGACTCGATCGAGCAGTTCGTTCTCGAACTGCGTCCAATCGAATGGCAACCTGGTCTTGGTCATCGCAATGGCTCTTGGGTTGAAAAGGTCCGGTGTTCTCGGACACCGGAAACCGGGTGCCGCCACGCATCCCTCGTGAGAGGGTGGAGACCGTGGAGCAGCCCTGCAGCGCTACACGGCGCGTTCAGCACCTGCGGAGGTTTCTTGTGACGGCAACTGCGGTCGAAACCGAGGCTGCTTGATCGGGACCACTCACCGCTGACGTCCCACCGGCTTGCGCTTGCACCGCGGCCGGCTGCGCGGGTTCTTTGGGGTCAGGCCTCCTCTTCGGTCTCGGCCTTGATGAGGGCCTTGACCAACTTGTCGACCTCACCGTCGGCCGGTCGGATCACGACCTGGTCGGCGGTGCCCTTCACGTTCACGCCGAGCTTCTTGAGCTGCTCGGCCGAGAGTTGGGCCAAGGCATCCTTGACCGGCGTTTCCTCGGTCGCGATCAGCACGTCGGCCTGGTCGGGCATGTGCTTCTTGATCAGCTTCACCGTGCGCTCCGGGTCCTCGATCTCGAGGCCGCCCTTGCCCTTCGCATAACCGACCTTGATCCCGTGCAGCGCGACGGTGCGCGGTTTGACGAAGAGGTTCGGGTTGGCTTCGATCAGCGCCTTGAGCGACTCCCAGGCGGTGCTCGCCTCGGCGATTGCAATGCGCATCGCCGGCAAGCTGTCGGTCTTCAGCGCCTCGAGGCCGGTGGTCAGCGCTTTCACCAGCTTGGCCAGGTGGTCGCGTCGCTCGCCGAGAACGCGCGCCGCGTCGCTGATTTCGTCGAGCGGCGTGCGCGTGGCTTCGGCGATCTGGTCGTGCTCGGTCATCGTCAATCTCCTTTCGGCAAGGGCGTTTCGGGTTCGGGCGTCTCGCCCTTGATCAGGCTGGCGACGAACGAGATCGCCGCGTTGCTCGCCTGGTCGTACTCGCGGCGGCAGCGCGCATAGCTCATGCGGTGCGCCGCGCGGCTCAGCGCGTTCCAGGTCCGGTAGACCGCGAGCTGCAGGTCGGCCGGCACCAGGCGCCAGTGCTCGCCGCACATCAGCAGGCGAATCGGGACCCAGCGATCGCACACCGCGCAGCGGTGCTTCGTGATCGGTCGCTTGCGATCGGAAGTGGGCTGGCCAGGCTGGTGCATGTACATGGCTCAGGCCTTGTTGAGGCGCAGCTGGCCGAGCAGCTCGGGCAGCGCAACCTTCTTCATGCGCGACAGCAGGCGCAGGCTGTGCAGCGCGCGGTGTTCGAGGAACTCGCAGCTCTCTTCCAACTCTTCAGGCGTGACCGGCACGAAGTAGCCGGTGCCGGGCTTGCCGCAGATGGCAATGCCTTCCTCGCGCAGCGCGCTGATGAGCTTGCGCAGCACGCGCGGCGACTGGCCCGACTTCGCAGCCAGGTCGCGCGCGGCGATGCCGTTCTCGCGACCCTGGTGCGCGCTGAGGAGGTTGAGAAGCTGGTTGGCGTTCATCGAGTGCGAACCTCGAACGTCGTGATGTCCGGACCCGACTTCGCCAGGTCGACGCCGATCCAGGACGGGGCATTGGCCTGGGCGGCGACGATCTCAAGCGTCTCGGCATCACGAGCGATGCGCACCAGCTGCTCAGCGGCCAGCGCCTCCAGGCGAACACGCACCTCGAGTTCGCTCATCGCCAGGTCGCGCGCCAGGTCGCCGACGGTGGCGCCGGGGATACCGGCCTTCTCGAGTTGGATCAGCAGCAGTGCGGTGAGGCTGTAGCTCATGGCCGACCTCCCGCGATGCCGCACATCGAGCTCTTGAACGCGTCGGTGCGGCCCTGGACGTAGGCGGCAGCAACACGGTCGGCCATCTCCTCGCGCAGCGCCTGCTCGCCGGTGTCGAACACCGGCAGCTCGGCCGGCTCGCTGTTCGGCGGCAGCAGCAGGCCGGCCAGCGCGGCCGCGATCGCGCCGACGATCGCGGCAATGCGCACGAGGACGCTCGGCGGTGTGCGGTTCGCGCTCACGACGCCCTCACTGCGGCGGCGACCAGGTCGGCCGTGACGCGCGGCGCGCCGATGCGCACCGCAGCGTTCATGGCCGAGGTCAGGAGGTTGTGGACCGCCAGCGGATAGCACAGCGACGCCATGCGCGTCGCGCGCTGACCAGCGCTGCTCCGTTCGGTGATCGTCGTGCGCAGCTGCGTGCGGATCTCGTCGACGGCGCTCGCGTCGAGCACGGCGTCGATGTTCACCTCGGCGCGCGCCAGCTTGTGCCGCAGGTAGTTCTCGAGGTGGTTGTCCAGCGGCGGCAGCGTCACGACTTCCATGCGCTGCACGACCTCGCGAACCTCGGGGTTCTGCTCGCTCAGCTTGCGCTCGAGCTCGGTCTGGCCGATCAGGATCACCGAGATAAGGCGGCGGAAGCCGTCCTGCAGCTCGTAGAACCGCTTCAGGTGCTTGATCGTGGGCACGGCCAGGTCGTGGGCCTCTTCGATCACCAGGACGTGCTTGCGGCCGACCTGGGCGCTCGCGCTCAGCACCGCCTGCATCTGGTCATAGCGGTCCTGCTGGCTGGCGCGCAGTGTGGTGCCAGGTGCCACCTTGCGGATCACCGCGCCGGTGATGTCGATGCTGGTCAGCGTCTTGCCGCGCTCGCCCTTGCCCTCCATGCCCAGCACGAAGGGCTGGATGACCGTGATCGGCTCGTTGTTCGAGTTGATCCAGTCGACCAGGTCGTGGCGCAGCGTGCTCTTGCCGCCGCCGCTCTCGCTGATGACGGCGAGCATGCCGCCGTGGCGTGCCGTCTGGCGCATTGCCGCGCGAACGTGGCGGATGTCGTCGTTGACGAAGACGTCGGCGTCGGACTGGATGGCGCTTTCGTCGAAGGGGTCGCGGGCGATGCGAAAGTGCTGGCGGGCCTCGCGGGTCAGGGTCTGCTTGCGCAACAGCATGAGGTCGATCTCCGGTTGAGTGACGGCATCCGCCGCCGGGTGGGTGTCGCCGTCCTGCGGCTGCAGGTCGACGTCGTGTTCGAAGTGGCTGGCGAGCTGCTCGGCGGGCATGCCGAGGTGCTCGGCGATGCGCAGGCGCAGCTCGCCTTCCGACGGTGTCTTGGGCCAGACGCCGAAGTTCAGGAAGCGACTCATCGAGCCGCTGTTCAGGGCGGTGGCGCGTGCCAGGCCGTTGGCGCTGACGCCGCGCTGAGTGAGGAGGTGCTTGAGCTTGAGGGCCATCGGGGGCGCTCCTAGACAGCGCGCAGGCCACCGACGGCCTGCTGCGGCACCGGCGCATCGAGGCCGGCCTTGAACTGGGCGATCAGCGCTTCGAGCTGGTCCTCTGGCACGCCATCGGCATAGCGGGCGGCCAGGAATGCGTGCTCGGCGCTGCTCAGGTTGCGGCCGATCGCGTCGACGATGCGCAGCATCGCGGCGGTGGCGTCCAGGCGCGGCATCTCGAAGCGCGCGTGCGCCGGCGTCTCGATCTCGCTGCCGCTGCGCGGCAGGTAGGTCGGCAGCGCCACGTCCTTGAGGTAGCTGTGCGCCTTGAGTTCGCCGCCGAACGGCGTGACCTTGCGTTCGCGCGCGGCCTTGAGCTCGTCGTCGTTGAGGCCGGGAAACGCCTTGTCGTCCATCGCATCGGCCGCGTGCTCGATCTCGGTCTTCGGCATGGCCTTGAACTCGCTGCCGATCTCGGCGGCGGACAGGCGCTGACCGAAGCGATCGAAACCGGTCTCGGGCTCGACGCGATAGACCAGTGGCTCGCCGTCATAGCGAGCGACCTCGATCTGGATGGCGCACTCGCCGTAGACCAGCGAGCGCACGGACACCTTGTCGCCGACGTTGACGCCGTCCAGGCCGCGCACGCTGTAGGTGGCCGACGCGTCCGCTTGCGGGTGGCGATAGGTGATCGTGAGGTTCGGGCGCACGGTGCGCTCCTCCTCGCGCGCCGCCATCAGCGCACGGCAAACATCGACCGGCGGCAAGCGACGCAGCTGCTCGGCATTGATCAGCTGCCACAGGTCGTAGCGCGCCACAGGCTGCGCCAGGCCTTCGCGGCGCAAGCGGGAGTCCTGGCCAGGGATCAGGTTCGCGTTGTAGGCATTGGCCCAGGCGAACGCAGCGGCGTTGAGCTGCTCGACGTTGTCGACCGGCTCGAAACGCAGGCGGCTCTCGAACTGCGTCTCGACGATGTTGTTGCCGACCTCGACGCCGCCCTTCACGCGCGGCTTGCCCGGCGCGTGGTCGAGCGGATTGACCTCGAGGTGTTTGAGCAGGTTGTCGAGCGCGCTGCCGCGCGCGCTGCCCTTGTCGACGAGCAGGTTCTTCGGCACGCCGTGGAACGGACGGCCAGACTGCTCGCCCCACAGGAACATCAGGAAGTCGAACAGGTTTTGTTGGCTCTCACCCGAGGCCTCGACGTACCAGGGCACCAGCGCACCGCTGGCGCGGTCATAGCCGACGTAGCGATAGCACTTGAACTTGACCCGCGCGATCGCGTCGAGCTTGTTCTTGTAGAACTCACTGTCGCGGATCAGGTATTGGCGATTGCGCAGGTAGTACACGAGGCACAGCGACGGATCGACCTCGTGCGTGTGGTTCGGATGCGGCGCGCGCAAGTCCTGCACCGGGTTCGCATTGCGCTGGGCGGCCACGCCGAGCTTGCGGTCGCGCATGAGCCGGTTGAGCTGTTGGTTCGAGACGCCGAAGCGCACGCCATTGGCCTCGAACACACCGCGGCCGGTGGTCGTGAAAAGCGTCTGCTTGCCGTTGTCGCGAACGCTCTCGCGCTGCGCTGCGGCGAGCGAGACGAGCGCATCGGCGTTGACCGACGTGCTGCCCTTGTCCTTGCGCACGCGCCGACCCGAACTCCAGCCGGCCGACTCGCGCAGCTGACGGTAGACCGTCTGCGGCGACCAGCCCAGGAACTCGGCGGCCTCGCGCACCAGTGCGGTGGCTTGACCGCGCGGTGCAGCGTCGAGCCGCGCCGCGAGGGCCTTGAGGTGCTCGCGAATGGCGGGTGTGAGGCTCATGTCGGCGTCGAGCACGTCAGCCCCGCTTGCCGCGCTTGCCGGCGGCCGGCGCGGATGCCTCTTCGGCCTCCACTTCGTCATCGGGTGGCGGTGCCTGCATCAGGTACTGACGCGCCGCCTGCAGGTCGCCGCTGAAGCGCTCGCTGAGCGTGTGCTGCAGCATCCCGACCCAGCTGGCGAGCTGCGCGACCGAGTTGTCCATGTGCACCAGAACCGCGAGCACCGCGGGCGGCATCGGCCCGTCTTCGCCCGAATCCTCGAGCCACCAGGTCTCGAGCGCCTTGATGGCCTCGACGTCGGCCATCACGCACTTCTCCATGAGCGAGTGCCGCTCGGTGATGTCCTTCTGGAACGGCGCCAGGCGCTCGTCCAGCGGCATCACCTCGGGCACCTTGCCGCGCAACTTCTTCTCGGCGGCGTCGCGCTTGGCCTCGGCCTTGGAGCGCTTGTCGACCTCGAAGTCGCGATCGGCGCGGGTCTGGCGCAGCTCGGCGCGCAGCTCCTTCACCGACATAGTCGCCACGTCGTCCAGGCTGAGTTCGCCGGTCTGGCCGGTCAGCATCAGCTCCTCGACCTCTTCGTCGTCCAGCACCAGCAGCTCGAACAGCTTGCTCTGGGTGCCGGCGGCCTTCAAAAGCGGCGACGTCGACGCATTTGCGAACTTGAGCGCCGACTGCATGAACCGCTGGGCGACGCGCGGCTCGAGGTTGAGCAGCTCCAGGCGCGCCAGGAACTGGCCGTGCTGGCAGGCGGCCTTCAGCGCGGTCAGGCCGCGGCCCACCTCGAGGACGGCCTCGACGCTGCGCCGCATGCTCGCGGCAATGTCGCGCTGGATGAGGTCGGGGTCGACGCTGTCGGCCGGCAGCTGGTAGCCCACGCGGATGGCCACGGCGCGCACGTGCGCCTCGGCCTGGTTGTCGAGCGCGACGAGCGCGCGGACGTCGGAGTCGAGCTTCTTGAACTTGGACTCGTCGAAGTCCACCTCGACGGGTGACGTGGACTTCGGATTGGGCGTGCGGGCCATACGGGAGAAGCTCCTCAGTTGTTGAGCGTGTAGTTGCGTTGCATGTCGGACAGGCGCTGCTGCTCCTTCTCGAAGGCAGCCATCACCTTGAACGACAGACGGGAAAACCGGGTCGTGACCCCGAAGTTGCCGCTCGGCAGCTTCTCGACCCAGCCGATCGCGGTGAGCTCCGCCGCGGCGCGCGTGACGTAGCTCGGCGGCTCGCGCAAGGCTTCGGCGATCGCCTTGTTGCTCATGCCGTGCGGCACCGCGCCACACAGCATCTCGAGCACGTGCGCGCAGCGCTCGACCAGCGCGTTGGGGCCGCTCTCGGGTGCGCCGCTCATGCTGGTACCGCCTCGGCCTGGTCGACCTGTTGCGGCAGCTTTGCCACGTCGATGCGCACGACGAGCGAGCGGCCGAACTTCATCAGCACCTGGTCGGACTCGTTGCCGAAGGGCTTGCGCTCGATCTCGCGGAAGCCCAGCTCGAGCAGCACGGCGTGGAGCTTGTCGTCGTTGCGCGTGAAGAGCGGCGTCTGGATGCGCAGCGTCTTGCCGTGATCGAAGGTGCCGAGCTCGCGGTCGGCCAGGCGGATGCCGCGCTCGGCCAGCGCGGGCAACAGCGGGTCGAGCTGCGCCAGCTTGGACGCGAGCACCTTGATCTCGGCCATGCGACGACTGCAGTCGTACTCGGCGCGGGCGATGGCCTTTTCCGCCAGGGTTCGCGGCGCGCGGCCCTGGAACTTGATGTGGTCTTCGTACTGGCCGACCACGAGGCTCTGCTGGCGGGCGGCGCTCATTGCGACAGCGCCTTGTGCGCGACGTAGAGCCAGATGACGGCGTTTGCCAAGGCCAGCGCGACGGTGGCGATGCTCTTCGGTGTCATGCGAGCCTCCAGGTCGGTCCGTCCTGGATGTGCACGGCGAGGTCCCACTGGGACCAGCCCGCGTCGGCCGGCAGCTCGGTGACTTCGGGCAGCGGCGTCGTGGCGAACAGCGACGGCGCGGGGGCGATCGTTTCGATCAGCACGAGCGCGCCAGCTGCTTCGCTGACCCTCTGGGGAGACGTTGCAAGGGCGTTCATAGGCGATTCCTCCGGGTGATGGCGGCCAAGCCGGCCGCGAGCGCACGCACCAGCGCGTTGGCGCGCTGATGCGGAGTGATGAAGGCGCGCTGGATCGCCTCGGCGTCAGCGCTGGGTGCGGGCGGCCGCTGCAGGTGAGCGCAGCCGATGCGGATGCCGGCGGGCGTCACGACGCAGCCGCCTTCGATGCGCAGGAAGCCGGCGCGCGAGCGCACGGGCTCGCGGCGCGGCAGGTCGAGATGACGCTGCGATCGCTGCATGGCGACCTCAGAGCACTTGGCTCAAGTCGGTGACGATCTCGCCGCGCTTGAGGCCGAGCGCGACGGCCGCGCGATGCGCGTCCCCGCGCAGGCCCTTCTTGCGGCCGGCAAGCAGGTCGAACACCAGCGCAGTGCTGAAGCCATGCGCCACCGCCCAGCTGCTGATCGAGACACCCTTGCGAGTGAACTCGTCTCGCACCTGAGCCGGTGTGCGGATCGTCTTCGCAGTGCGAACGCTCATCTGAAGTACCCTTCTCAATTCGAGTCAGTTAGTGCTTTTTTGGGATAGCTAATGTCGATTTATGGACTCAGTGTATGTCCATAAACGGACATGCGCAAGGGGTTGCTCTTGGAACTGCAATATTTCGAGTACGAGCACGCGCTGCTTCGCCTGAAGCAGACGCTCAAGGTGCAGACCGATCAGGAGGTCGCCGCGCTCTTGGGCATGAGTGCCGCCGCCTTCAACAAGAGGAAGGCTCGGTCGTCGTTCCCGTTCGAGGCCGTCAAGAAGCTCGCCGAGGCCAGGCCGGATCTAGAAATAGACCTTTGGTACATCCAGACCGGGGAGGGGCAACTGCAGCGCATACAACGCGAGGCCGGTCAGGTGTTCTCGAAAAGCGCCGATTTGCTGGGCCAACTCCGCGAAGCGCTCGATCGCGGGCCCAGGGACGATCAAGAGGCTGAGCTGCTTGAAGACTGGCGCAACTGCGGCAAGTCCGACCGAGAAACGGTGAGTTCGTTGGCCAAGCGGCTGGCGAAGACGTCCCCCACAGCAGCCGCACCAACGGAAGGCAAGGTCACAGGAAAGTCCACGGTGACCCAGACCTTCCACGCATCGGTCGGTCAGGCCGCGGGCCGCGATGTCGTTAATCACGGCCGCGGGAAGGGGAGCAAACGTTGACCAATCAGGTCTATCACGGCCCAGTGCGCCAGGTCGCTGGCCGGGACATCTTCAACATCACGTCACCCGGTCTGGATTACTGGGACTGGTCGACCGAAGACTTGCTCGATGCAGAGGCGCGCTTCCGCGCCAAGCTCAACACCGCGCGCTGGGAGATGTTGACCTCGCCGTGGTTGCTGCTCATGGTCGCGCTGCTCTTGGGCGCGGCCGCACTGCTGCTGATCGTGGTCGCGCACCGGCCGAACGTGCGCGGCGAGTTCCTGATGGCCGGCATGCTGCTGCAGGCGGTCACCGTGGCCTGGCCGATGCATCGCGTCGAGCGCGATCGCCGGATCTATGGGCGCGCCATCCGCGGCTACAAGGTGCACCTGTCCGAGATCGAGCAGGTACTGTTCGAGCGCCGTTGATTCATCCCCCGCAGAGGGGTTGTCGACACGCGCTGTCGCAACGAAAGTTGAGACCTTCGACCTACAGAAAACTGTAGGTCCGTCGCAGAAAAAAGGGAGCTTCATGAACCGATTCCTCTCTATCGCCTGGCTCGGCCTTGCCGTGCTGACAGCCACCGGTTGCGCGACCAAGAACTACGGTCGCCAGGGCGAGCTCACTGGCGTCGAGCGCAACACGATGAACTGTCGCGAGCTCGAGCTCGAGACGGCCAAGGTTCATGGCTTCCTGGCACGTGTCGAGAAGGAGAGCGAGTTCGACACGCGCTCGGTGCTCAGCTTCCTCGGTGACTTCGGCGTTGGCAACGTGATGGAGAAGTCCAGCGCGGTCGAGAGTGCGAATGCGCGCCTAGCGCAGCTGCAGCAGGTGCGCACGCAGCGTGGCTGCACGACCACGATGGCGCTGGCGGCGGAGAACGCGGCCGCGGGGGCAGCAGCTGCGCCGGCCTCCGCGCCGGCAGCTGCGACGACGCCCGCAACCGCGGCGCCAGCCGCGTCGGCACCGGCCGCGCGCGGCCAGTGGTCCTACCAGGTCGAAACGATGGCCCGGCAAGGCAAGTGCAATTCTGATCCGCGATCGAGCATGATTGCGAAGGGCCCGGGCTTCGAGACCTACTCGGTCGCCTGCAGCAACGGCGATGTGATGATGCTGCGCTGCGAGTTCGGCAACTGCCGCGTGATGCAGTGACCTGGCCGGTGTTTGTCTTCTCGGCCTCGAGATAACAAACCGCTCGGGAGAGCGATCTCGCAGGAGCACGCGAAGCGTTTGTCTTCCCGGCGCCCTGCGGAAATCTGAACCGGTTCCCATTACTCGCTGACACCGCGACACCAGACTGACGCCCATTGATCCCGGGGCGTCCGCCTCGTGTTGTCGCGGAGGGCGAGTCATGTTCCTGCTGTCCGGTGTGCGAGAGCACATCCCTGCGCTGCTGAAGCTGCCGCGCACCACGCTGTGGCTGGCGATCGCCGCGATCGCGCTGGCGGCCGTGGCGCTGGTCTCGCTGGTGCAGTTGCCCGTGGTCCTCTACAAGGCCGCGCTGATCGCGCTCGGCGCGGTGCTGGGCTACTGGGTCGATCGCGGGCTGTTCCCGTACTCGCGGCCCGATGGCTACCTCGAGCGCGACTGGCGACTCGGCACCGACGAGCCAACGGGCGACGCCGACTTTCGCGTGGTCGCGGAATACCAGCCGGTCTTCATCGCTGCGCTGCTGAGACGTGCCGTGATCGTCGCGGCCGTCATCGTCGGCCTGGCCACGGGGCTGTGATGGGCAATACGGTCGCCGTCTGGAAGGCGCGCGCGGTCGGCTGGACGTCAGTCTGTCTCGGCGCGCTTGCCCAGGCGTTCGCGTTTGCTGCCGCGGCCGCGCCGCCGCAGGCTGCGGCGCCATATCGCGCGGACCTGGTCCGCTCGGCGCGCGCGGTCTGGGGCCTGAATGCGCCGATCGCGACGTTCGCTGCCCAGGTGCACCAAGAATCGGCGTGGAACCCTCGCGCGGTATCGCGCGTCGGCGCCGCGGGGCTCGCCCAGTTCATGCCGCAGACCTCGAGCTGGATGGCCCGCATCGATCCCGCGCTGGCAGCGAACGAGCCGTTCAATCCGGCCTGGTCGCTGCGCGCGCTGGCCAGCTACGACCTGTGGCTGCACGAGCGAGTGCAGGCCCGCAGTGCCTGCGATCGCATGGCGTTCGTGCTGTCCTCGTACAACGGCGGGCTCGGCTGGGTGAACCGCGACAAGGCGTTGGCCGCGAAGCAAGGCCTCGATCCGCTTGCCTGGTTCGGCGCGGTCGAGCGCGTCAACGCCGGCCGCGCCGCGGCGCATTGGCAGGAGAACCGCGACTACCCGCGACGCATCCTGCTGCGGCACGAGTCGGTTTACGTCGCGGCAGGCTGGGGCCGCGGGAGCTGCACGTGAAGGAAATCGTGTCTGGTCTCGCGGTGCAAGGCCGTCTGGCGCTTGCCCTGATCACGGGCGTGTCGATCGGCGCGCTCGGTGGTCAGTGGCTTGGCCAACAGACGGGCAAGAAGCTCGAGCGTGGCGAAGTCGCCGAGCAGCAGGTGCGCGACCTGGGTGCGCTGATCGATTCGCACACCAGGCTGATCACCGAAGCGGCAGACGCCAGCACGGCGCTGCGCCAGTCGATCGCGCGCCGCCACGCGGCCGACGCGAAGTCCACCGAGGAGTTCAAACGTGCGCTCGCTGCCGATGCCGATTTGCGCGCTGATTGCGTGTTCAGTGCTGACGTCATGCGCCAGCTCTCCGAAGCCCGTGCCCGAGCTATCGAAGCCGCTGCCAGCGGAGTTGGCGGTGCAGTGCCCGGATCCACCAGCACCGGCCAGCCGACTCGCCGATGACGTCATGGTCGCGCTCAAGTCCACCTACGACCTCTATGGCCTGTGCGCGGGCCGCCTAGTCGACCTGATCGAGTACCAACGCCGGAAGACGCAATGACGAACATCCAGATCGAGCTTTGGCAGCTGATCACGCTCGCGATCACGCTGCTATTGGCGTTCTTCGGCGCCGTGGCCGCTGCCGGAAAGATGCTGCTCGACCTGCAGGGGCGCAGCCTCGACGAACGCTTCGCCAAGTTGCAGGAGCAGCTCGACGAGATCCAGGAATCGAACCGCGAAGAGGCCCGGCAATGGCAGCGCGTCGAGCGCGAGCTGATGGAACTCAAGGTGGACTTGCCGCAGCGCTTCGTGATGCGCGATGACTACGTGCGCGGCCAGAGCATCGTCGAGGCCAAGCTCGACGGCCTGGCGGTGCGAATCGAGAACTGGCAGCTGCGCACCGCAGCTCGGGGAGACTGACGTGCGACAAACCGACATCCCGGTCGACACCGCGCGGATCCGCCGCGAAGCATTGCGCTGGCTGATCCTGCTCACACTCAACAACGCTCGGCCGATGGGCGCGTACGAGGGCCCGATCCTGTCCGTGGCGCAGAGCGAGTATCCGGACGCCACGCCGCTCGAGCTTCGTCGCGAACTCGACTACCTGGACGAGCGCGAGCTGGTGCAGGTGAAGAAGGAGCCGAACGGCCGCTGGCATGCCGAACTGACGCGCGATGGTGTCGACGTCGCCGAGTACACGGTCGACTGCGAACCCGGCATCGCGCGACCGGCGAAGTACTGGTGAACCGTCGTGACGCGCAAGAGCACCATCACCCGGCTGCCGCCGGAGATCAAGAGCTACATCGAGGCGATGCTCGCCACCGGCGCGCAAACCCTTGATGAGCTGATCGCCGACCTGCAGACGCGCTTCCCCGCCGAGTCGACCGCGGGCAGCTTGCCCAGCCGCAGCGCGCTCGGCCGTTACGGGCAGAAGCTCGACCGCCGCCTAGCGGCGATCCGCGCCAGCACCGAGGCCGCCAAGCTGATCCGCGAGCAGGCCGGCGACGACAAGGACGCACGCAGCGAGGCGCTGACCGCACTGGTGCAGACCGAGCTGTTCGAGGCCATCCTGCAGCTGCAGGACGCCGACGATCCGGACCTTGAACCGGGCGAGCGTGTCGCCATGCTCAGCTCTGCCGCCAAGAACATCGCGACGCTGTCGCGCAGCTCGGTCAACCTGAAGAAGTTCCAGTCCGAGGTCGAGGACCGCGCGCGCAAGCAACTGCTCGAGGAGCAGCGCGCCAAGCTCGAGGCGATGCCGAACAAGGGCGGCGTGACGGCCGACACCAAGGCCGCGATCCGCGAGGCGCTGGGGATCGTCTGATGACCCAGCATAAGGGTCGCGCCAAGATCATCCCTGCCGACACGCAGGCGATCTTTCTGCCGTTCCAGGCGAAGTGGATCAAGGACGAGTCGCGCCTCAAGCTCATGGAGAAGAGCCGCCAGGTCGGCATCAGTTGGTCGACGGCCTACGCCGCAGACGAACGCGCCGCCGCGCAGGGCGCGCGCTACGACACGTGGGTCAGCAGCCGCGATGACATCCAGGCTCGGCTGTTCCTGGAGGATTGCAAGCTCTTTGCAGGCGTCATGAGCTTGGCCGCCAAGGATCTCGGCGAGCTGGTGATCGACGCGGAGAAGAAGGTCACCGCCTACGTGCTGCAGTTCGCCAGCGGGCGGCGCATCCACAGCATGAGCTCGAACCCCGATGCGCAGGCCGGCAAACGCGGCAGCCGCATCCTGGATGAGTTCGCGCTGCACGCCGACCAGCGCAAGATGTGGGCGATCGCCTATCCAGGCATCACCTGGGGCGGCTCGCTGGAGGCCATCTCCACCCACCGCGGCTCGCACAGCTTCTTCAACCAGCTGATCCGCGAGATCGTCGAGAAGGGCAACCCGAAGCGGATCAGCCATCACCGCGTCACGCTGCAAGACGCGCTCGAGCAAGGCTTCCTGTGGAAGCTGCAGCAGTCGTTGCCGGCCGACGCCGAGCAGCAAGCGATGACCGAGGCGGAGTACTTCGACTGGGTCAAGGCCGGCGCCGCGGACGCCGAGAGCTTCGACCAGGAGTACATGTGCATTCCGGCCGACGACGATGCCAAGTTCCTCGAGTACCTGCTGCTCACGTCGTGTGAGTACTCCCGCGGCGTCGCCTGGGAGCGCGAGCTCGAGGGGCCGTTCCTTGGACCGCTGTACGCCGGCGTCGACATCGGCCGCAAGAAAGATCTGACGGTCCTGTGGATCCTCGAGAAGCTGGGCGACGTGTTCTACACGCGCAAGGTGATTCCGATGGAGCGCATGCGCAAGAGCGAGCAGGAAAAGATCCTCTGGCCGTGGTTCGAGAAGTGCCAGCGCGTGTGCATCGACGCGACGGGCTTGGGCATCGGCTGGGTCGATGACGCGCAAGACAAATTCGGCAAAAGCCGCATCGAGGGCGTGACATTCACCAACGTGGTCAAGGAGGCGCTGGCCTATCCGGTTCGCGGCGCCTTCGAGGACCGAAAGCTGCGCATTCCCGAGGACGCGACGATCCGCGCCGACCTGCGCAAGGTGCAGAAGACCACGACCGCAGCCGGGAACATCCGCTTCGTTGCCGAGAGCACGCCCGACGGCCACGCCGACCGCTTTTGGGCGCTCGGCCTGGCGCTGCATGCCGGCTCGAACGCGGCGGCGCCGATCGAGTGGCAAGCCGGCGTGTCGTCGTCGCGCGGCTTCGATCGCGGTGCTGAAGCTGTCGGTTCGGACGAAGAGCGCCGCGGCGATTCGCTGATCTGGGTGCCGGAGCCTGGCGCATGGTGAATCCGGCTCGCATCGAAATCGGGCCGCTGAGCGCTTTTCGAGCCTCGGCGGCTACATCGCCCCGTCTTGCCGACGATCGCGGCCCCCAGGGGGTTGCAGCGGGGTTGCAGCGGCATGGCCGGATCGAGGTCCGAGCTGCCCGAACGGAGAACACACGATGAGCACGCCCCAGATCCTCGGGCCGGACGGTCGACCGATCGAGCGCGCAGCCCTCGGCGACCTGGCCGAACCGCAGACCGCGCGCCTCACGCACCTGCAGCGCGAGTTCGCCCGGCATCCGTCGCGGGGCCTCACGCCGAGTCGCCTCGCCAACATCCTCGACACCGCCGAGCAGGGCGACATCGTCGCCCAGTACGAGCTGTTCGAGGACATGGAAGAGAAGGATGGCCACCTCGCCGCAGAGATGGGCAAGCGTCGGCGAGCGCTGCTGCTGGACTGGGACCTGGTCGACCCGGTGAATGCCAGCGCCGCGGAGAAGAAGCGCACGAAGCAGATCGAGGAGCTCGTGCGCCAGATCCCGGACTTCGAGGACATGCTGTTCGATCTGACCGATTCCATCGGCAAGGGCTTCGTGAACCTGGAGATCGAATGGCGTCGCGAGGGGCGCGCCTGGCTGCCGGCCAGGATCACCCACCGCCCGCAGACCTGGTTCATGACGCACCGTGGCCAGCAGCAAGAGATTCGCTTGCGCAGCAATACGAGCGTCGACGGCGTGATGGGGGAGCCGCTGCGACCGTTCGGCTGGATCACCCACGTGCACAAGGCCAAGAGCGGCTACGTCGAGCGCACCGCGCTGTTCCGCCAGCTCGTCTGGCCCTACCTCTTCAAGAACTACAGTCTCGGCGACCTGGCCGAGTTCCTCGAGGTCTACGGCATCCCTGTGCGGCTGGGCAAGTACCCGAGCAACGCGACCGAGGCCGACAAGGCGACGCTGCTGCGCGCATTGGCCGGCATCGGCCACAAGGCCTCGGGCATCGTGCCGGAGGGAATGCTGATCGAGTTCCAGAAGGCGGCCGAGGGCGACCCGGCCTCCTTCGAGCTGATGATCAACGTCTGCGAGCGCACCGAGAGCAAGGTGATCCTGGGTGGCACGCTGACCAGCGGCGCTGACGGCAAGAGCAGCACCAACGCGCTGGGCAATGTCCACAACGAGGTGCGCAAGGACCTGCGCGATGCCGACGTGCGCCAGGTCAACTCGACGCTCTCGCGCGACCTGGTCTACGCGATCGCCGTCCTCAACGGCTTGGCACCCGATGGCATCGCTCGTTGCGGTCGCTTCCGGCTCAATGCCGAGGAGCCCGAGGACATGGCGAGCTATGCCGAGTCGCTGCCCGGCCTGGTCAAGCTGGGTGTGCGGCCGACCGTCCAGTGGGTCCACGAGAAGCTCGGCATTCCGCAGGCCGAGGAAGGCGAGGCCGTCCTGGGCATGCCGCCCGAGCCGCCGCCGCCAGCGCCTGGCCAACTGCCGGCACAGGTGCCTGGCCAGCCGCCCGCACAGCAGCAGCTGCAGCCGCCCGAGGTGGCTGCAGCAACGGCGTTCATGTCGGCCATGTTCGCGGCGCTCACCGGTCGCATGCCGGCCGCCTCGGCGACCGCGATCGCGCAGCCGATCGAGCTGATGCGCGCGCAGCTGGCGCGCGACGTCGCGCCGGCGACTGGCCAGTGGATCGACCAGGTGCGTGCGCTGGTCGAGCGCGTGAACTCGCTGCAGGAGCTGCGCGACGGCCTCGAGCAGCTGCTGCCCGACATGAGCCTGCAGCAGTACGCCGACGCGATGGCTCAGGCCCTCGCGGCCGCGGCGCTGGCCGGCCGCTACGAGATCCTGCAGGAGGCCGCCGCCGGCGGCGCCGGTCGTGCCTGACGCGGTCGCGGCCTACGGCTCGCTGCCCTTTCGAGAGCAGAGCGAGTTCTTCCGGCGCAAGCTCAACCTGCCGACGGCGGCCTGGACCGACGTCTACACGCAGGAGCACGACTGGGCCTTCGTCGTCGCCGGCGCCAACCGCGACGCGATCGTGGCCGACTTCCGCGGTGCGATCGAGCGCGCGATCAGCGGCGGCACCACGCTCGAGGAGTTCCGGCGCGACTTCGATCGCATCGTCGCGACGCACGGCTGGGACTACAACGGCGGGCGCGACTGGCGCAGCCGCGTGATCTACGACACCAACCTGAGCACCAGCTACGCGGCGGGTCGCTACGAGCAACTACGCAACAGCCCGCGCACGCCGTACTGGCAGTACGTTCATGCGGACTGGGTCGAGCATCCGCGCGCGCAGCACGTGGCCTGGGATGGCTTGGTGCTCGAGGCGTCGGATCCCTGGTGGGAGCAGCACTTCCCCCCCAACGACTTCGGCTGCAGCTGCTCTGTGCGTGGCCTGTCGCTGCGAGATCTCGAGCGCCTGGGCAAGTCCGGGCCCGATCAGGCGCCGGAGGTCAAGATGGTCGAGCGCACCATCGGCCAGCGAAGCCCGAACGGTCCACGCAAGGTGCGTGTGCCGGTGGGGATCGGCCCTGGCTTCGAGTACACGCCGGGCCAGTCGCGCCTCGAGAGCAGCATTCCACCGCAACGCCCAGAGCCACCGCTGCCTGGTCGCCTAGGCGGGCCCGGCCTACCGAACCTGCGCGCGCCAGGTCCGATGCCCGAGCCTCGGCCGTTCCCGTCGTCGCAGCTGCTGCAAGGCGGCTTGAGCGATCAGGATCAGGCGCGAGACTTCCTGCAGTCATTCGGTGCCACGCTCGAGCGCCCGCGCGTCTTCACCGACGCGATCGGCGAGCGCCTGGTCATCGGCCGCGAGCTGCTCGTCGATTCCGCCAGCGAGCTGCAGGTCGGCCGCGGCGGCGCCGGGCGCTTCTTGCCGCTGGTCGCCCAGGCTGTGCTCGACCCGGACGAGATCTGGGCGCGCGTGGAATGGGATTACGCGAGCAGCAAGGCGGTCGTGCGTCGCCGCTACCTGGCGCAGTTCCAGCTCGACGACCAGGTCGGACCGGTGATGGCCCTGGCCGAGTTCGGGCAAGACGGCTGGAGCTGGCTCACCGGCGCCAACGCCGCCAGCGCAGCGGCGGTCGACGATTGGCGTGTGGGGGTGCGCCTGTATCGGCGATCGCTGGAGGACGAAGACTCGTGAAGATCTCCTGCACGCACAAGGGCTGGTTCGGTCTGTGCCCCGTCCACATCGGTGACCTGTACGGCGAAGCGCCGCTGCTGCTCGAGCGCCACTGGATCTTCGTCCCGCTGATGTGGGCGAGCGAGGCGATCTTCGCGCTGCTCTTCGAGCTGACGCGATTCGTCAGTCCAGAGTTCGAGCTCGGCTGGCCGCTCATGGTGACGGGCGAGCTCGAGGTGCCGCGCGTCGTCGAGATGGACGAAGGCTGATGGAGGGTCGCATGGCTGGCAGCACTCTTCGCATCGAGGTCGACCTCCAGCGCACGCCCGAGCAGATCGATCGTATCGACCAACTGCTCGGAAGTCCGGGCCCGCTGCTGTCCGAGCTCGGCGAGTACCTTCGCGGATCGACGCAGGACCGCTTCAAGTCGCAGATGTCGCCAGACGGCGTGCTGTGGCAAGCGCTGTCGCCGCGCTACCTCAAGCGCAAGCGCCGCAACCGCGACAAGATCCTCACGCTGCGCGGCTACCTGCGCAGCCGCATCCAGTATCAGCTCGAGGGCGGCGACACTGTCGCCGTCGGCAGCAATCTCGCCTATGCCGGCATTCACCAGCATGGCGGCGAGATCGAGATCGCGGCGCGATCGCAAAGCGTTTATCGTCGGGCCAACAAGGCCGGCGAGCTGAGTCGGCGCTTCGCGAAGAAGTCGAACAAGACCTCGGTGGCGCAGCGCGTGACGATCGGCGCCTACCGCATCACGATGCCGGCGCGGCCTTACCTTGGCCTCTCGATCGATGACCGCTCCGAGATCAACGTGCGCACCGCCCAGTTCCTGCGCGAACTGCTCGGCTGAATCCCCTGCGGAGAATCTGAACTCGTTCCGATGATGTGCGGAGCGCGCGCGCCGACGATGCGTCCATGCATCGCCGAACCGCACTCACCGCAGCAGTAGGACTCGCGCTCGCCGCCTGCGCCTTCGAGTTGCCCGCGCTCGAGGGAGGCAACCATGTAGTCGAGCTCCAGTTCGTGCCCGCCGGCGCGTTCCGCCCCAGCGATGGCCGCGAGATGCCCGTCGACGCCTGGCGCATCGACGCGGCCAGTGCGACGCGTGTCATCGAGCGCTTCCGCCAGCGCAAGACGCCGCCGGTCATCGACTACGAGCACCAGACCCTCAACAAGGAAGCCAACGGCCAGCCCGCGCCGGCGGCCGCCTTCATCAAGGACCTGGTCTGGCGCGAAGGGCGCGGCCTCTTCGCGGTCGCCGAGCTCACGCAGCGTGCGAGCGACCTGATCGGCGCCAAGGAATACCGCTACTTCAGCCCCGTCTTCACCTTCGACAAGCAGACGGGCACCGTTCTCGAGGTGCTCATGGGCGCCTTGACCAACTCGCCAGCGATCGACGGCATGGAGCCGTTGGCGCTGCGCGCGGCCGCCACTTTTGGCATCGCTTCCACCCAGGAGGATCACTCCATGAATCCGCTGCTCAAGGCGCTGATTACCGCCTTCGGTCTCGAGCAGACCGCCACCGAGGACCAGGCCATCGCTGCACTGACGGCGCTCGGCCCGATCAAGGACTTGACCCAGTCGCTGAGCGAAGTTCGCACGGCACTCGGTGTCGACGACAAGGCCAACGGCGCCGCGATGGTGGCCGCCTGCACGCAGCTCAAGGCTGCGAGCGTGGATCCGGCCAAGTTCGCGCCGATCGGCGTCGTCTCGCAGCTGCAGGGCCAGGTCGCCGTGCTGACCGCGCGCCTGCATGAAGACGAGGTCAACAAGCTCATCGAGCCCGCGCTGGCCGATGGCCGCTTGCTGCCCGGCGAGCAGGAAGCCTGGGCGCGCGAGCACGGCAAGAAGGACATCGCGTCGCTGACGACGTTCCTCAAGAACGCGAAGCCGATCGCGGCGCTCGGCGGCACGCAGACCAAAGGCAAGAAGCCCGAAGGCGGCGGCGATGGCGCGCTCAGCGCCGACGAGCTGGCCGTGTGCAGCCACATGGGCCTGACCGCCGAGCAATTCAAGGCGGGCGCGACCGCGCAGGCCTGATCCACCGCCACCCCACTCAAGGAGCGCAACGTGGCCCTCACCAAAGACCGTGACACCCCGCGCCGCGACGGCGTGGACTTCTCCGCCCCGCTGGCCGCCGCGACGGTCATGCACGCCGGCTCGATCTTCTGCATCAACGCGGCGGGCTACGGCACGCCCGGCGCGACCGCGACCACGCTCAAGGCCGTCGGCGTGACGCAGGCGCGCGCCGACAACAGCGGTGGCAGCGCGGGCGCGGTGAGCGGCACGTACCGCAAGGGCGTGTTCCGCTTCAAGAACTCGGCGTCGGGCGACCTGATCGCGCTCGCCGACGTCAACGCCGACTGCTACGTCGTCGACGACGAGACGGTCGCGAAGACCAACGGCAGCAACACGCGCAGCGTGGCCGGCAAGATCGTGGACGTGGACGCTGACGGCGTCTGGGTTCGCATCGGCTGATCCCGCAGCTTCCAGGAGCGAACCACCATGATCATCAACAGCACCAATCTCGCGATCCTGAACCAGGCCTTCAACGCCGCGTTCAAGGGCGCCTTCGCGGTCGTCAAGCCGATGTCCGGCGCGATCGCGATGCCCGTCCCGTCGAGCACCCGCGAGGAGAAGTACGGCTGGCTCGGCGCGACCACGCGCTTTCGCGAATGGATCGGCGATCGCCAGATCCAGAACCTGAAGGCGCACGACTACAGCATCAAGAACAAGACCTTCGAGAACACGGTCGGCGTGCCTCGCGAGGACATCGAGGACGATCAGTACGGCGTCTACACGCCGCTGGTCCAGCAGCTGGGCCAGGACGCCGCGCTGCACCCCGACCAGCTGGTCTTCCAGCTGCTGGTCGCCGGCGACAGCACGCTGTGCTACGACGGCCAGTACTTCTTCGACACCGATCACCCGGTGGGCAAGCAAGGCGCCGAGGCCAGCGTGAGCAATCACGGTGGCGGCGCGGGCACGCCCTGGTATCTGCTCGACACCAGCAAGGTGGTCAAGCCGATCATCCTGCAGAAGCGTCGCGACTATCAGCTGACGTCGAAGACCGACCTCAAAGACGACAACGTGTTCGATCGCAAGGAATACGTCTGGGGCGTCGACGCGCGACTGAACGTCGGTTTCGGTCTCTGGCAGACCGCGTACATGTCCAAGCAGGCGCTGGACGCGACGAACTACGGCGCGGCGCGCGCGGCCATGATGAGCTTCAAGAGCGACGCCGGCCAGCCGCTGGCGATCACGCCGAAGCTGCTCCTCGTGCCGCCCAGCCTCGAGAAGGCCGCCCTCGAGCTCACCCAGGCCGAGCGCCTGGCCAACGGCGCGGACAACGTCTACCGCAACAGCGCGGAAGTGCTGGTCTGCCCCTGGCTCGTCTGAGCCTGAGCGAACCGCCACGACAAGGAGATTTGCAAATGGCCAAGACGACGACCAACAAGGCGGCGCCGCAGCGCGTCGCCGGCGCGCCCATCAAGGCGCTCAAGGTGATCTCGCGCCGCGACAGCTTCCGTCGCGCCGGCTTCGAGTTCACCGGCGAAGCGAAGACGCTCCCGCTCGACGAACTCACCGACGACCAGGTCGAAGCCCTGAAGACCGAGCCGCTGCTCGTCGTGAACGAGGTCGAGATCGAGCCCGAGGCGACCGACACGCCCCAGTCCTGATACCCACCCCCCGAGGGGCAACGATCCCGCGGCTTCGCTCGAGAGGTCGCTGGGGAGCCCAAGTCGAGCTCAAACCGCCAACCTCGGCGCCCGGGGCTGGATAACGGTGGATGGTGTTGGTCAGCCCCGGGCAACCTCTTCAACGCTTCGCAGCAGCCCGTCATGCCCTACGTCTCCCACGCTGAACTCGCCGAGCGACCTGGTGCGCGCGAGCTGGCCCAGGTGGCCAGCACCGACCACAAGGCGATCGTCGACTACGGCCTCATGGACGCGGCGCTGCGCGGCGAAGATCTCAGCCCCTGGACGCCGGAAGAGCAAGCGGCCGCCGGCGTCGCGCTCACGCGCATCGACGATGCCGTGCGCGAGGCCGACGGCGTGATCGACGGCTTCCTGGCCAGGCGCTACACGCTGCCGCTCGCGTCGCCGGTACCGCCGGTCGTCACGGGCTGGTCGCGCGCAATCGGGCGCTACCTGCTGCACAAGGATCGGAAGAGCCTGGACAAGGACGATCCGATCGTCCGCGACTACCGCGAGGCCGTGCGCCTGCTGCAGCTCGCCGCCGACGGCAAGTTCTCGCTGGGCGTTGGCGACGAGACCGTGTCATCGACCGGCGGCAGCGACGTGCGCTTCGAGAGCGATCCGGCCGTCTTCGGCCGCGACCAGCTCAAGGCCTTTCGCTGAGGCGCGGCCGTGAAGAACTTCGAGCCGTTCGACACCAGCCTGGTCGAGGCCAGGCTCAAGGCCGAGGTGCCGGAGCTGCGCGAGGTCGCCGGCGCTGCGGACTACGCGGCGGTCAAGAACCTGCGCGACTTCATCGTGCCGGGCGCCTATGTGCTGCTCGCCGACGAAAGCGGCGGCGGCAGCGTGCGCGGCGCGAAGGCGGCACCGGCGTCGGCCGAGTTCGGCGTGGTGCTGGCGGTGCGCAACTTCCGCGATCGCGCCGGCGGCCAGCTCAAGGACGAGCTGCGCGAGCTGCTCGGCAAGGTCCGCGCCGCCTTGATCGGCTGGACCCCGCCGGCACCGGGCGCCACCGCGTGCAGCTGGCGAGGCGGTGCCCAGATGGACTACGACGACGCAACGATCTTGTGGGTCGAGGCCTACGAGTGCACCCATGTGCTGATGCGCTGATGCGCGCCAAGGAGAACTTCATGAGCAAGACCCAGACCCCCAGCCAGGCCGAGACCGCGAAGACCGTGAAGGTCCGCCTGCTCAAGGACCACACGGCCGACGAGAAGGCGCTCAAGGCGGGCGCCGAGCTCGAAGTGAACGAAGCCGACGCGAAGTGGCTCGTCGACAACAAGGTCGGCGAGCTGATCGCCTGATCGCCTCACACCCTCTTCGCTACAGGAGCACGCGATGCTTGAAAAATTCTTCTACGGCCAAGGCAAGGTCTACAGCCGGCCCATCGGTGTGGTCGGCGCCAAGTGGCGCTGGTGGGGCGACGTGTCGGCGCTGTCCGGCCAGGCCTCCATCGAGAAGGTCGAGCACAAGGAAAGCCACAGCGGCTTCAAGACCCTGGTGCGCAGCTTCCCCAACAGCACGGTGATGAACCTGAGCGGCACCATGCACCAGCTCGACACCGCCTCGCTGGCGGAGATGCTCGGCGGCATCGTGACCACCGTCGCGGCGGGCTCGAAGACCGGCGAGGTGCTGGGCACTGTGGCGGCCGGCGACATCATCAAGCTCGAGCACGCCGGTGTCTCCAGCCTGGTCATCACGGACAGCCTCGGCTCGCCGGCGACGATCGACGATGACCACTACGTGCACGACCCGCGCTTCGGTCACCTCGAGTTCCTGACGCTGCCGTCGAGCCCGGCGCCGACGATGCCGCTGAAGGCCGCGTACAGCTACGCAGGCGAAAAGTACGTCAGCTTCCTGCGCAAGGTGCTGGGGACGATCGAGCTGCGCTACGAAGGCATCAACCTGGCCGAAGGCGGCGCGCCCGTGATCGCCGAGTTCTACAAGGTGCAGGCCGAGCCGCTGCAGGAGCTGGCGCTGATCACCGACGGCACCGACGTCGCGGGCTTCCCGTTCTCGTGCGGCGTGCTGCTCGACAGCAGCAAGCCTGCGTCCGGCGACCTCGGTCAGTTCGGTCGCTATCGCGAAATCACGATGCCCGCCTGATCGGGAGGCACGATGGCCAAGAAGATCGGGACGCGGCAGCAGCGCGACGCGGCTGGTGCCGCCAACGCGACCCCCAGCGATACGGAGGTGCTCCACCCGGAGCGCGTCCTGCAGCTGGCAGGGCGCGCCGTGACGATGCGCGAGTACGGCCACATCGAGTGGTTGCGCCTGCTGCCGCGCGCAAAGCCGTTGATCGATTCGATCGCCTCGCGCCTCGAGACGGCCGCTCGCCTCGAGACCGGCAAGCCGCCGAGCTACGAGGATGCGCTCGAGGTGATGGCCGAGCACGTCGATGCACTGATGCCCCTGGTGCACCAGGCTTGCGATCTCGAGCCAGACGCGGTGCTCTCGCCGGATGAGGGCGAGATGCTGCTGATGGCCTGGTGGGGATGCAACGGCCGTTTTTTCGTCCAGCGCGCCATGACGCGAATCATGGTGGGTCTGCACGAGACGGCGCGCGCTCCGCAAGCTACGGAGAAATCTACTTCACCCTCCTCGCCGTAGGACATCTCTCGCGCGCCGAGATCGATGCCTGCACCCAGCGGCAGCTGACGCTGTTCTACCGCGAGGCGATCGAGCTGGACAAGCGGCGCAGCGCCATGAGGCTGGCCGACGTGAACGCCGGCACCGCCGGCGGCAAGGCTGCCAAGGGTCGCTTGAGCGACCTGGCGCGCAAGAACTGAGGAGCACCTGGTGGCTGTCAAGGGCGGGGATCTCGACGTAGCGCTGCGACTGCGGGCCGACATGGCCGATGCAGTGCGCCAGGTGCGCGCGCTGCGCGAGGACCTGCAGCAGCTGCAGGGCGTGACCGGGCCCACCGCCGCGGCGCCGGCCATCGAGAAGGTCGAGCAAGCCGCGCGCTCCGCCACGACGGCCGAGCAGCAGTTGCTCGACGTCTCTCGCCAGCTCGGCGAGATGCATCAGCGGCTCGCTGCCACCGAGGCCGCACTCGCGGCCGCGATGAAGAAGACGTCGGACGGCGTCGGTCGCGAAGAGGCCGAGCTGCGCAAGCTCATCGCCGTCCTGGATCCGGCCGCCGGCGACGCGCAGCGACTCGCCGACGCGCAGAAGACGCTCAACACGGCGCTGGGTGCGGGCCGCATCAATCTTGCTCAGCACACAAAGCTGATGCAGCAGGCGTCGACGACCTACACGCGCGCCTCGGTCTCGGCTGGCCAGACGGCGCAGGCCTATCGACAGCTGCCGGCGCAGATCACCGACGTCGCCACCAGCCTGGCCAGCGGCTCGCCGGCCTGGATGGTCGCCATCCAGCAAGGCGGCCAGATCAAGGATTCGTTCGGTGGCATCGGCCCCGCGTTCCGCGCCATCTCGAGCTTGGTCACGCCGATGACGATCGCGATCACCGCCGCGGCGGCCGCCGTCGGCGTGCTCGGCGCCGCCTTCGTGCAGATCGATCGCGAGAATCAGGCCTACAACCTGGCCATCCAGTCGACCGGCAACTTCGCCGGCGCGACGCGCGGGCGCATCGAGGAGCTTGCCGAAACTGCGCGCGACGCGTCCGGCATCACGAAGGGCGCCGCGCGCGATGTCGCGACGCAGATGGTGCAAAGCGGCAAGCTGGGCATCGAGACCATCGGCAACCTCACGCGCAGCGTCGAGAGCTACGGGCTGATCACGGGTCAGACCACCGACAAGGCCGGCCAGGAGCTGACCAAGCTCTTCGAGAAGCCGAGCGAGGGTGCGAAGCAGCTCAATGAGCAGCTGCACTTCCTGAGCCTCGAGCAGCTGCGCTACATCACGCAGCTCGAGGATCAAGGCCAGCGCGAGGCCGCGCAGCTCGAGCTTTCCAAGCGCCTGGCGGATCGCATCGACGGCCTGGCCAACGAGAGCCTGGGCGGCCTGCAGCGCGCCTGGCGCGCCGTCGCCAACGTCGCGAAGAACGCCTGGGACGCGATGCTCGACATCGGTCGGCCTGGCACGCTCGAGCGGCAGATCAAGGACGCGAAGGCCGCTGTGGAGGCGCTACGCGGTGGCGTTTCCGGCTTCGCGCTTGGCGGCGCCGTCGACACCGACCTGGCCGGCGCCGAGAAGCGCCTGGCCGCGCTCGAGCGCGAGAAGCGCGATCGCGACGTGCGCGCCGCGAATCGCCGCACCGCAGCCGAGCGTGAGCAGCAGCGCATCGAGCTGGGCCAGTGGGCCGATGCGATGGCCAAGACGGTGGCCTCCAACGCCGAGAAGATCGAAGAAGCCAAGAAGAAGCTGGACAAGGCGCTCGAGCTCGGCGCGATCGACCAGACGAAGTACGACAAGCTCCTCGCCGACGTCCAGGAAAAGTACAAGGACAAGAAGCGCACGCCGCGGTCGAAAGAGGACCCGGTCGAGAACGCCTTCCTCGCCCAGCAGCAGCAGCTGGTCACGCAGCTCGCCGAGGCGCAGAACCGCCTGTCCAACGCGCGCGACGGCGAGGCTGCCGCCGATGAGCGCGCGGGCGTTCGTCTCGAGGCCTGGCTGCTGACCAATCGCCGCGCGCTCAAGCTCACCGACGAGCGCGTCGAGGGCCTGCGGGATCTGGCGCGCCAGGTCGACGACACCGAGCGCCAGGGCCGCGCCGAGCGTGGCGTCCAGGAGGTGGAGATCACCTGGCTGCAGGCCACCGGCCAGGCGGCCGAAGCCTCGGCCAAGCAGATCGAGATGCGTTTTGCGCAGCTGCGCAGCGACCTGATGCGGACCGGCAAGGATGGCTCGCTGGTCAAGCTCGATCGCATCGTCGACATCGAGAAGGCCAAGGGCGAGCTCGGCGAGCTGCAGCAGAAGGTCCAGGAGATCTTCGCGCGCCAAGGCATCGAGCAGGGCCGCATCGCCATCGAGATGGCGACCAACCAGATTGATCCGTCCCAAGGCCAGGAGCGCATGGCCGACGCGGCGCAGCGCACGGCCAAGGAGATCGACGCGCTGCTGCCGAAGATGCGCGAGCTCGCCGGCATCACCGGCGATCCGGCGATCGCCACCGGCGTCGAGGAACTCGCGCTCAGGGTCGACCAGCTGAAGGTCAAGGCATCGCCGGTCGGCGAGGCGTTCAAGGACGCGATCGGGAACCAGGCGGCGTCCGCCCTCGAGGACCTGGCCGCCGGCACCGCGAGCATCGAGGATGCCGTCAAAGGCGTGCTGCGCGGCATCGCCCAGGAGATGGCGCGCTTCGCGTCGCAGAAGCTGGCCATGCAGCTGGCGACGTCGGTGGCGAGCGCGGCCGGCTTCGCGTCGGGCGGCTACACCGGCGACGGCGGCAAGTTCGAAGCGGCCGGCACCGTCCACCGTGGCGAGTTCGTGCATCGGCAGGAAGTGGTCCGCCAGCCTGGCGCGCTGCCCTTCCTGCATGAGTTCAACCGCGTGGGCATGCGCGCACTCGACGCGTGGCGCGGCTTTGCCGACGGCGGCCTTGTCGGCCAGGCGCTCTCGCTGCCGGCGCCGAACGGCGTGCCGACCGGCTACGAGCCCGCAACGCCTTCGGCGCGCGGCGGCATCAGCGCGCTGCGCCTGGTCAACCTCCTGGACCACTCCGCACTCGACGACTGGGCCCAGACGCCCAGCTTCGAGCGCCTGGTCGTCAACGTCATCGGCCGCAACAGCGGCTCCGTTCGCAACGTGCTGGTGGGTTGATGGCGACGCCGTTTCCCTTCTCGGCGGACTGGTCGACGCCGATCGTCGAGCGCTTCGATTGGCTGACCGACCTGCTGCCGTCGGCCAATGACACGGAGCAGCGCGTGCGCCTGCGCGAAGGCGCACGCCGCGGCGTGGAGTACTCCCTCGCGCTGCTGGGCAATACCGAGCGTGTGCTGTGCGAGAACCTGCTGCGCGCGGGCGGCGGCGGCTACTTCGAGGTGCCGTTCTGGCCGGATGCCGTGCAGCTCGACACCGCCGCGGCCGCCGCGGGCTTGGTGCTGTCCGTGGGCGAGGACCTTTCGGGCTTCAACTTCGTCGCCGGCGGCTACGTGCAGATCGTCGATGGTCTGCGCGCTGCAATGCTGTCGATCGACGACGTCGACGCCGAGGCCGGCGAGATTTCGCTGGTCGATCCGCTCGCTGCCGGCTGGCCCGCCGGAGCGCGCGTGCTGCCCGCCGGCTTCGCGCGCCTGCAGGACCGCTCGAACGTCGTCCGGTACCGAAGCGACGCCGCCGCAGTCTCGACGCTTCGGTTCGACTTCGATGGCGAATGGCTCTGGCCAGCCGCCGAGGAAGACGCGACGTATCGCAGCTACAGCGTGCTCGAGCAGCAGACCAACTGGTCCAACGAGCCGGAGGCGGACCACTCGCGCTCGCTGGCCGAGCTCGACGGTAGCGTCGGGCGCCGCCTGGTCAGCGACCTCACCGGCATCCAGCGCGTCGCCAAGGGCCACTCGTGGCTGCTGGGCGGCCGCGAAGAGATCGCCGCGTTCCGCAGCTTCCTGGCGGCGCGTGCGGGCCGCCTGGTGCCTTTCTGGCTGCCCAGCCTTCAAGACGACGTCCACCTGGTGGCACCGGCCGCAAGCGGCGCAACGACGTTGCAGGTCGCGAACCTCGGCCGCTGGCGCCTGGACGGATCGCCCGCGGCGATCGGCCGGCGTGACCTGCGCGTGGTGCTGGTCGACGGGAGCGTGCTCTATCGCCGCGTGACCGCCGCCGAGCAGATCTCGGCCGACGTCGAGCAGCTGACGCTCGACAGCGCGCTGGGTGTGGCGGTCACGCCGACCTCGGTGCTGCAGGCCTCCTACATGCGCCTGGTGCGCCTGGCCAGCGATTCCGTCGAGATCGTCTACCAGACCGACCGCCTGGCCGAGTGCTCGGTGGGCCTGGCCAGCGTGAGGGACGTGCTGTGAGCTACGACAGCCGCGAAAGCAGCACCCACGACGGCGCGCCGGTCGAGCTCTACGAGTTCACGCGCGGCACGACGGTCTCGCGCTTCACCAGCGCGGCCAAGGACGTGGTCCTCGGCGATCTCACCTACCTCGCCGAGCCGCTGCGCCGCAGCCGCATCGAGGCGACGCGCGAGCGCACGCGCAGTGCGCTGAAGATCACCTGCAGGCGCGACTTCCCGATCGCTGAGCTGTTCCGCGTGTCGCCGCCGTCCGAGGTCATCGCGTTCGTGCTCAAGCGCTTCCACCGCGGCGATGCCGAGGTGAAGGCAATCTGGGTGGGCCGTGTGCTCAATTGCCTCTGGGGTGATGGGTCGGCCACTGCCGAGCTCAACGTTGAGCCCGCGTCGACCTCGTTGAAGCGAAACGGCTTGACGCGCAGCTACCAGCGCAATTGCCCGCACGTGCTCTACAGCCAGGGCACCAACCAGTGCGGCGTCGATCGGGCCGCCCACAGCACGGTGACCACGGTCACCGCCATCGATCGTTCGAAGCTCACCGTCGCGGCCTTGGGCGCCAAGCCCTGGCCAGGTGGCTTCGTCGAATGGGACAGCGGCGACGGTCACCTCGAGCGCCGGTTCATCGTCGCGGCCAGCGGCCTCGAGCTCACGCTGACCTGGCCGTTTCAGGGCATTGCCATCGGCGCCTCGGTGACCGCATCACCAGGCTGTGACCAGACGCGAGGCACCTGCGCGAACACCTACGACAACCTCGACGCGCACGGCGGCTTCCCGTTCACGCCGGGCAAGAACCCCTTCGGGAACAACCCCGTTTACTGACGCCTGGCCATGTGGATCCAGATTGCCATCCTCATCATCTCGGCGATTGTTCAGCGCGCCCTTGCGCCGAAGCCGCCGCAGCCGAAGGCAGCCAGCCTGGGCGACTTCAACGTGCCCACGGCCAGCGAGGACCGTCGCATCCCTGTGGCCTTCGGAACCATCACCACCAAGAGCCCGAACGTGGTCTGGTACGGCGACCTCGAGACCAAGCCGATCAAGAAGAAGGGCGGGAAGAAGTGAGCGTCATCGTGCGCATGCACCACATCCGCGAGCGCGGCAAGCTGTGGTACTGCGTGCCCGGTGCGCGCGCCTTCTTCGAGCGGCACGGTCTTGACTGGCGCGCGTTCATTCGCGAAGGCATCCCAGCCGAGCAACTCGAGCGCACCGGCGACGCGATGGCGCTCAAGGCCGTCGCGCGCGCCCGCGCCGAGCATGAGGGGCGCTGATGGGCGGCAGCAGCAAGAAGCAGACGGTCGGCTGGCGCTACTACATGGGCCTGCACATGGGCCTGGGCTGGGGGCCGGTCGATCGCCTGAGGAAGATCGTCTGGGGCGGTCGCCAGGCGTGGTCGGGCAACGTCACTGCGAGCGGGCCGATCGAGATCGACGCGCCCAAGCTCTGGGGCGGCGACTCGCGCGAAGGCGGCGTCAAAGGTCCCGCGCACGTGCTGATGGGCGAGCCGACGCAGACCTTGCCGGCGCTGGCGCTGTCGATGCTGCCGCAACCGTCTCCTGCGTATCGCGGCGTGCTGTCGTTGATCTTCAAGGGCCTGGTCGCCTCCAACAACCCGTACGTCAAGGCCTGCGAGGTCCAGTACGAGCGGATCCTCAAGGGCTGGGAGGGTGACGATCCGTGGTACCCGGCCAAGGCGCCGATCCCGCTGACGGAAGGCGAGGTCGTCGAGACCGACGTCGTCTTTCAGGTGACGTTTCCTGAGGCGTCGACCGACGACGAGAGCCCCAGCGATCTCGGCGGCGGTGACCGCTTGCCGGCCACGACGACGGACGGGTTGCTCGATGGCGCCTACCAGCTCACTTTCAACGTGCTGGACAACGTCGGTCGGCGTTGGTCAGGTCTGCCGATCCGGCGCTTGCAGGATCAGCCGAAGACGGTCGAGTTCATCGTTGGGATCGTCAACGCCGACACGGACGGAGCGTCGACGATCTTCATCTGGCAAAGCCCCAGCCCAGGCGGCACGCATGAACATCGCATCATCCTGACCAGCGGCACCGGCCCCAAGGTGCTCCAGTTCACGGAGACGACGGGCGGCTTCGTCGGCGTCGAATCGCCGACCATTGCTGAAGGCGGTCTCTATCACGTCGCCTTCGTTTACCGCGCAGCGACGAACAAGGTCGACATCTACTTTGGCCAGGCCGGGTCCGCTGGAACTCGAATCGCCGCCGACAAGACGACCGGAGCCTCGTTCCCGACAAGCAGCAACATCATCCTCGGCGGCAGCGGCAACGCGTCCCTCACCACGACCGTGCAGTACCTCGGCGCGCGCGTCAGCGACGCCGAGCTCTACAGCGGCGACGCCTACGCGGCGCCGGCGTCGTTCCCTCCGATCGAGACGCCCGGCACCGGCCCTGCCAATGCGATGAACCCATCGCACATGGCTTACCAGCTGATGACCGACAGCCGGTGGGGCATGGGCTATCCGAGGGCGCTGCTCGGCGCGAGCTTCGAGGCCGCCGCCGATCGGCTGTTCGACGAAGACTTCGGCCTTTGCATCGAGTGGCTGCAGGAAGAGTCGATCGAAGAATTCCTTCAGCTCGTGATGGACCACTGCGGCGGCCTCGTCTACTTCGATCAGGCGACCAGCAAGTTCGAGATCAAGCTGCTGCGTGCGGACTACGACCCGGACACCTTGCCCGTGTTCGACGAGAGCTCCGTGATTGCCGTCGATGAGTTCAACCGGGCCGGCTACGGCGAGATGGTCAACCAGATCACCGTCGTCTATCACGACTGGCTGACCGACAAGGACACGCCGATCACGGTCCACAACCTGGCCAACATCCACGCGCAGGGTGCCGTCGTCGCCGAGACGCGCCCCTACCCTGGGATCCCCACCGCCGAGCTGGCCGCCCGCGTGGCGCAGCGAGACCTCCTCGCGGGTTCGACGCCGCTGGCCAAGGCTCGCATCTCGGTGAAGCGCAGCGCCTGGTCTCTCAGTACGGGCGCGGTGTTCAAGCTGGAGTGGCCGAAGCTCGGCTTGGACGGGGTGATCTTCCGGGTGCTCGAGATCGACTATGGCGAGCTCACCGACGGAAGGATCTCGGCCCAGATCGTCGAGGACGTCTTCGGCCTGCCCGACAGCGCGTATGTGGCGCAGGAGCCCACGGGTTGGGTCGAGCCGTCGACCGGGCCGGTGCCGATCACACAGCAAGACATCGTCGAGATTCCGTACCGTTCGCTCGTGGATGAGCTGACGGCCGCCGAGCTGTCGGCCCTCGATGTCGACGCGACATTCTTTGCCGCCGTGGCCGGGCGGCCATCGAGCCTCGCGCAGGGGTTCCAGCTCTGGAATCGAGTCGGCGCTGGGGACTACGAGCAGCAGGGTGACGGTGACTTCGCTCCGTCCGCCGTGCTGTGGGCAGCGATCGACCAGGCCGAGACGGTGCTGGCGCTCGAGGGTTGGGTGGACCTCGACCTGGTCGAGCCCGGCGACTTGGCCATCATCGGCACTGGTCGGCTGGCCGAGTGGGTATTGGTCCTCGAGATCGATGAAGAAGCCGCCGAGATCACCGTCGCGCGCGGCGTGCTCGACACGACGCCTCAGGCTCACGCGGACGGCGCGCCGATCTTCTTCGACGATGCGCGCAGCGCGAGCGATCGAGTCGAGCGCGCGACGGGCGAGGAGGTCGACTACAAGCTGCTGACGATCGCGACGGGCGGCGTGCTGGACGAGGCCCTGGCCACAGCGATCAGCGCGACTGCCGCGCAGCGCCAGGCGCGGCCCTATCCGCCAGGCAATGTGACGGTCAACGGCATGGCCTACCCGGCGTCGGTGGCCGGTGCGATCACGGTCGCGTGGGCGCACCGGGATCGGCTGCAGCAGACCGCTGACATCATCGAGCAGGACGAAGGCGACATCGGGCCCGAGCCCGGCACCGTCGTCAACGCCTTCGTCTACGACGACGACTCGAACGCATTGCTCACGTCGCTCGCCGGCATCACCGGCACGACCTGGTCGCCGGCCGTCCCTGGAGCACGCAACCTGCGCCTCGAGCTCGAGAGCGATCGCGGCGGCCTCACAAGCTGGCAGCGCCAGGTGCGCCGCTTCTCGAGCATCGACGGTGTTCTGGCGATGGAGGAAGGCGACCTCATCCTCACCGAGGAAGGCGACTATCTGATCGAAGAGAAGCCGGCCACGTCGACGCCGGCCTTCGCCTACACGCTCACCGCGACCTTCGGCGGCACCTTCAGCGCCTCGGACGTCTACTACGTCACCGTCGCCGCATTCGGCTACTCGGCGACGCAGAAGGTCATTAGCGCGGTGGGCAAGACCACGCACGCGCAGATGGCCGCCGCGCTGGCCGCCGAGCTGCTCGCGAGCGGCCCTGGCTTGGGAAGTGTCGAGGTCGCCGGCGACAGCGTGATCGTGAAGGCCAACGTGGCCCTGAGCTACCAGGCCTATACGAACGTCGCCGAGTACGCGGTGGAGCTGCAGCAGCCGCCCATGCCGATCACCGCCGCGACGACGCAGGAGGGCTATGTCGACATGTTCCAGGCGGTCGGTGCGGGCTACTCGCTGGCGCCGGACTCGAACGCGGCCTATGCCAACACCGGCCTCGCGTCGATCCGCTTCCTGATCAAGGGCCGAACCTATGCGGCCAAGAAGGCGATCGGGGTCACCTCGGCCGGCTTCGGGCAGGACTACCGCACGATCAACTGGAACGTGGTGCTGTCGACGACCACGAGCCGCGTGACGCAGCTCTATCCGCTGGCGGCGGAGATCAGCGGGGACAGCGCGATGTCGGCCTACGGCATCAGCGGCACGCTGTCGCTGGCGGGCGGCATGTCGCGCAACGCGATCCTCGTGCAGGGCGGCGGCGACTACGACGCCGTGCAGGCCGGTGACAGCTTCCAGGCGAGCAGCCACCCGTCGGGCTACAAGCCGCTGTATCGCTACCTGCATGCGGGCCAGCCGAGCCTTCCGGCCGGTGCCAAGCAGCTCTCGACGGTCTACTTCTACCGCCCCGGCGGCGGAGGCATTCCGGCCGGCGGCAAGTTCGAGATCACGCTCGACGGCACGGCCTACGTCTACACGGCGACCGGGTCCGAGTCGGGCTTCGCCGATGTGGCGGCCGCGCTCAAGACGCTGATCGAGGCCGGCGGCCTCTTCACTGTGAACTGGTACGCCGCGACCGGCTTCATCGAGGTCGAACGCGTCGCCGTCAACACCGCATTCACCATCGGCGCCTGGGCCTCCTATGGCAGCCGCATCACCTTCGCATAGGGGCGATCATGGCAACCGCAGCAAACAAGAAGGTCACGCAACTGGTCGCCAAGGCGCCCAGCGGCAGCGATCAGATCATGATCGCCACGCTGTCCGCCACGGTGCTGCGCAGCGCCACAACGCTGAGCGCGCTCAACAGCGATAACAGCTTCAACGACAGCGCCAACGGCTTCCTCACGGCGGGCTTCGCCGTTGGCGACCAGGTGCGGGTCCAGGGCTTCACTGGCAACGCCGCGAACAACATCTTCAGCGCCACGGTCACCGTGCTGACGGCCGGCAAGATGACCGTTGGGGGCGCCGACGGCAATGTCATCGTCGACGACGCGGCCGGTGAGACAGTGACGATCACGAAGTGGGAGACGCGCCGGGCGAGCGCGTCTGAGATCGCCGGCCTGGTCGCCGGCGGCGGCGTGCACATTCCGGTCGCCTGCAGCGACGAGACGACCGCGCTGGGAACCGGCAACGACAAGGTCACGTTCCACTGGCCACTCAGCGGCACGGTGACCGACATCTGGTGCGCGCTGACGACTCCTCAGGCCTCGGGCAGCATCTTCACGGTCGACGTGAACAACAACGGCGCGACCATGCTGTCGACCAAGCTCACGATCGACAACACCGAGGAGACCTCGCTGACGGCTGCCACGGCGCGGGTGCTCACGAACACGACGATCACCAAGGGCCAGAAGGGCACCATCGACATTGACCAGATCGGCAATGGCAGCGCGAAGGGCCTGAAGGTCTACATCGTCGTGGCGCCCTGACCATGAGCCGCATCCTCCGCAGCACCGACCTTCGCAGCGCGCTGCGCAGCCGCCAGCGTGGCTTCCTGCTGAACCCCTACCGCTTTGGCGGCGCCGTCGACTATCACGCGCTGGTGCTGGCGCTTGGTCCACGCGCCTACTACAAGCTCGACGAGACCTCGGGGTCGACCGCGAACGACGCTTCGGGCAATGCGCGCCACGGCACCATTGGGCCGCGCTGCCAGATCAACCAGGCGCCGCTGCTGGCTGATAGTGGCAAGTCCTACGCCTTCAAGGGCGGCGCGAACACCGGCAACGCGCTCACGATTCCAAGCTCGGTCGGCGACCTGAACGCGTTCAGCAGCTGGACGATGCTCTCTTGGGTGACGTCGACGCTGGTGTCTGGCTATGAGAACGTGTTCTGTGCCGACTTGGCAGGCTCCTACTACCCTGCCTACCAATGCACGATTGAGACCAGCGGGGCGATCTACATCGCTCTCCGATCCTCCAATGTCGCCGCCGTGGCGTACTCCATCAGCGTCGCTTCGACCGCGGTCAACAACGGCAGCCGGCACCTGCTGGCCTTTCGCAGAGACGCGTCTCCTGCGACGCCGCGGTACTCGATCTGGCTTGACACCACGGAGCGTGCCAGCGGATCCAGCGCTGTCGCCCCTTTCGCGCTGGCCGGCGGCATGAACGCGGTGATCGGCTCGTCCTACAACCTGGGCAGCAACAACACGAACAGCATGAGCGGCAAGGCTGACGGGGTGGCCTTCTTCAACAGCTATGTGACCGATGCACAGTTGCTGGCGCTCTACGCCGCAGCACCTTGA